GCAGACTCAAGGACTAAAACTCTGGCTCAATGTCGATACGCCTGTGACGCTCGTAGCGGGAACCAGCACCTACACGTTCGGTCCAGCCGGCAGCACGGTAATGACGAAGCCTTTGCGAGTGATCGACGCTTGGTATGAGGACGCTAATAGTGTGCGGAGACCGCTGAATCCGCTCTCATGGTCAGATTATGGAAGGCTGAGCAACGTCACTCAGTCCGGCCCGCTTAACAGTTACTTCGTCAACAAGCAAGCGACCCAATTGAGCGTCTTTTTCTGGCTCACGCCTGACGCGACAGCTGCCTTGGGCCTCGCCCACCTACTCCTCCAGACGCAAGTAACCAACGCGACTTCGCTTACGGAGACGATGAACTTCCCGATTGAGTGGAGGATCGCGTTGCGCTGGGGACTAGCGGATGAATTGGCTACGGGGCAACCTCAGGCTATTATGGACCGTTGCCAGCAGCGCGCGAATACCTACCGTGCAATGCTGGAAGATTGGGATATTGAAGACACTCCTGTGCGCTTTGGTGCTGATACTCAGGGGCGTTCTGGCGGGAATTTTCGATAATGCCACAGGTCATAACCGTTGTCCTTCCGAAGCGTTTTCCTCTGGTCATTCAGCCAGAGAATCGAGATGCTGACACTGCGAAGGACGCGAAGTTAATCAACGCTTACGTAGAGACCGATCCGATTACAAAGGAGCCGCACATCTATAAGCGCCCTGGATTGTTGCAGACTGGCACGACGAAGAGTGGAAATGGGTACGGGGTTTTCAACTGGCTTGGCGACATCTACTCGATCTTCGGCGCAACTATGTACAAGAACGGCGTGGCCCTCACGGGTACGTTGGATACTACAGGTGGCGTGTATAAATTCTCTCAGTCGCGAGGTGCCATTCCGCGCATGCAGTTCGGCAACGGAGTGGCTGCGTATAATTACAGCGACAGCGCAGGTATCGTGGCGATTGGAGGAGTCTCGACAATTACTGCACCAGAAATGGTAAATGGCGTTACGTACACAATCGCCACCTCAACCGGCAGTACCAACTTTACCCTCACGGGCGCCGCAAGTAACACAGTTGGCGAAGTCTTCACTGCAACAGGGTTGGGTCTCACGTATGCCGGCCTGTTCGTTCCAGGACTCATCTACACGATCGTTAGTCTCGGAACGACTGATTGGGTTGCAATTGGAGCACTTGGCAATATACTCGGTGTAGTCTTCATCGCAACTGGCGTAGGCAGCGGAACGGGCTCTGCTACGGCAGTGCAGCGCGGTACGGACACGGTTACTACGGTAAGTAATTTTCCTACAGCCGCTGTGAAGGGTTGGGCGTATCTCGATGGTACGACTTACGTAATGGACGCTAACGCGAGCATTCGAGGCTGCGCTTCGTTGAACGATCCGACTGATTGGAGTGATGTACTCAACCGCCTTACCGCACAGATTGAAGCTGATGGAGGCGTGTTCCTCGCGCAACAGTTGGTCTACGTGCTCGCGCTGGGGCAGTGGTCTACGGAAGTTTTCTACGACGCTCTGAATCAGGCGGGAAGCCCGCTAGGCCCGGTGCAGGGGGCGAAGATTAACTACGGCTGCGCTAACCAGGACTCGGTGCGCGAAATCGACGGCGCACTGTTCTGGCTCGCGACCAATCGTTCAGCCGCAGTGCAGGTCGTTATGATAGAAAAGCTTGTTACGACGATCATTTCTACCGACCCACTAGAACGAATTCTTGGCGCAGCTGATCTCAGTTCTGTCCACTCCTTTGGCTTGAAGTACGGAGGTCACCGTTTCTACGGGATTACGCTAATCGCCAGCAATCTCACATTCGTCTACGACGTGAATGAGCAGCGCTGGGCGCAATGGACAGACGAGAACGGGAACTACTTTCCTATTGTCGCAACTAGCTTTATCCTTTCCACCGGAAGTATTCTTCAGCACGAAACGAATGGAAAGTTGTACATGCTTGACAGTGCGTATACGACTGATGATGGAGATGCTATTACGGTGGACATCTACACGCAGAATTTTGATGGTGGCACGCAGCGCCGGAAGCAGTTAAATATTCTAAGTTTTGTTGCGGATCAGACGCCCGGAAGCTACCTCGACGTGCGGTATAACGACAAGGATTACAAGGCTACCGCTTGGACTAACTTCCGTCGGGTCGACCTTAACCTCGAGAAGCCTTTGCTGGAGAACAACGGCTCTTTCGTGCGGCGGGCTTACCATCTTCGCCATAAGTGTAATACTCGCCTGCGCATTGCTGCGGCAGAACTTCAACTCGACCTTGGCACACTATGACTACCGCGTTCCAGCCCCCTCCAACCTGGGCCCTACCCATCGTTATAGATGGACGCACTGGGCTGGGAGAGTTCAATGCGATCTGGTTAAAATGGTTTGTGGACTTAAGCGGAGTTTTAAGTTCACTCGGCGCAGGCGCGGGAGCTCCACTGCACAATCAGCTCAGCGGTTTGCAGGGCGGATCGGCGGACGAGTATTATCACCTATCCGCGGGGGATTTTGCGCTGCTGACTCAGTATCAAGCTTTCCCCATCGGTTCCATTTTCACGACGATCAGCGCCGCCAACCCCCTCTCTCTTCTCGGCTACGGGACGTGGGAAGCCTTTGGCGCAGGCCGCGTACTTGTGGGGGTGGATACGAGCGATCCTGACTTCGACACGGTTGAAGAAACGGGCGGAAGTAAAACTGTACCATGTTGCTAATATGAGCTTATCTCAACGCGATAAAGAAGGTTATTTTATGTTGGATCACTCGCAAACGCGAGGCGTGCCCGACGAGTTAATAATTGCGAGTGGACTGCCTCCTGGAGCTGGGCGAGGGCTGTTCGAAGCGCCTACGTATACATGCAGTCACTGCAGTAGCGTAGTCGTTATGAACCCTGATCGGCAACGGGAGCGTGTTTACTGCACGGGTTGCGACCACCTGATCTGCGATGGTTGCGGAGTAATTCGCGCTCAAACACTTCGGTGTCGAACGTTTAAGCAAGTTGTTGATGAAATCCTGATGTCAGCCTCGCGGCAAGCTGATGTTTCCTTGATTCTGCCGAGCTAACTTTTAAGGACATTTAAAATGGCACGCTATTCTGCTAACTGGCGCTCGATTACTGCGGTTGCAGTCGCCGACACCACCAACATGACCGACTCGGGCTACATGGCTTTCCTGCAAGGTGGCAACAACACCATGCAGCTGAAGATCAATGAGATCTACTTGGGCGGCGAAGACACTGCCAGCACTCCAACTTCGGCGGTGCTAGCGCGCGATTCTACCGTGGGGGCAACTGGCATCAGCGGCGTACGTAACGCACTGCTGGACGGAAGCGCTACCGCACCGGGCACCCTTGCTGTCACGGGAAACGTCTCCACGACAAAGCCTCAACGCAGCGCGACCCTTTCGCTGCTGCCGTTGAGCCTGAACACCTTCGGCGGCCTCGCGCGGTGGCAAGCTCGCTACGGCGAGGAAATTTCAACCGTGGGAAACACTGCATCGTTGGGTGAAGTTTCGGTGTCGTCCGTGACGGGCACGGGCAAGACCTCCGGTCACATCCTCTACGAGTTGGTCTGAGCCGTGACCCCCGCACAACTGGCGATTTTGAAGGCCGATATTCTGGCCGATCCGTTATTGGCAGCCAAACCACTGACAAACATCGCATCACAAGAAATTGCCAACGCTTATAAAGAGTTGACAACCTTTGATGTATGGCGCACTGACGCGCCAGTGTCAGCCATTAACGATGCGATTGACGACACTAAGTTCACGCCGACAGATGTGCCCTCGGTAACGCAGTTGCCCGCGGAGTCTATGCTCTGGCTTAATCGTTCACAGATGGTGCTGATTAAACAAGCCAATTTGCAGCGTATGTTGCAGGGTCGTGACACGATAGATGCGACCAAAGCTACTGTGAGGGCCAGCTTGAAGGATTCGCTGACTGTGTTGCCAACTGGGGCAAACGGCGCGAATACGTCAGCAGCTGGCGCCAGTGCCGTCAACGCATTAAGCGCCTGCACGCGCAAAGCCAATCGGTTTGAAAATCTGTTTGCAACAGCTGCGACGACGACGGGCACTGTAGCAGCCAAGGTACTCGTACTTGTGGGTAACGTTTCTAGTGATGACGTTCAATTAGCCCGGGAGTCTTAAATGGCTGGCGATATTAAAGATAAATACCCGGCGGCCTCGACCGCCCCAACCGTTACCAACTTACACAGCTTAGCTAGCTCACAAGATTGGCTGACCGGTTGGACCAGTGCTTCTGTCAGCAATCTGACTAACGTATATCTGGATTACTTATACGGATTTACTTTCACTACGCATGCCAGCAATCGTCAGGCAGGCGTGATAAACATCTACGTAATTGCGTCGTTGAATGACACGCCTTTATGGCCTGCAACCGCTACGGGTACGATTGGCACCGAAGGAGCTTTGTCCTTCACCGATTCAGAGGAGCGCGATTCACTCTGTCGCCTGCTGGGGTCAATTACGGTAGATGCGTCAGCGTCAGCAATTTACACGTTTCCTCAGACGGCTATCGCAGCTTTGTTTTGGGGAGAAATGCCCACGCATCATGCGCTGTATATTTCGCAAAATTGCAGCACGACTACGACCGCAGGATTGGCGGCTGCTGGCAGCGCCGTCTATTACACGCCGAAGACTAAGCAGTACACCTAACTGAGTTAGTGTATGGCACGTTTGATTGCTCGCACAGCGTGGACGAGTCAGCCGCAGATTTCGGTTGGGAGTGATCGCGGCAATTTCTTGTGCAGCGGTCTCGTTTTTCTTACAATGCCAGGAAAGCTGCAGGTAAACTTAGTAGATGGCAAAGCGTTTGCGGGTACGTCAGGCATTATTGAAACAAGTTCTCGTGGTATCGGTGCCTATGCGTCAGCGCCTACAACCTACCCCACTGTAACGGCAACCCTCGGGCAAAACTATACTCTATTTAGTCTAGGAAACGTCACAACATTAGGGGTAGCAGGCTCGATGATTGATGACGATGACGGCAGTACACGCGCGTTTTTGTTTCGAATTGTTGTAAGTGGTGCGCCTGATTTTACCCCCTTTACTAGCGGAAACGTTCCGGTTGGAATAACAGGCGCAGCCTTTACAGCGGCGCAATTGAGTGCGGGTGTTACGGTTGCGGCGACGATGGACAGTGTTGGCAATGGCGCTGTGTGGGGCAATGGAACAAAGACTACGGGATCGCTGGGTGCTGCGCCCCGCGCACCATCTACAACCATCGCGCTACTGAACCGCAAAGTTGGCGGAACGCAGATTCCAACAACAAAACCTGTACACATGTGTGCGGGCTGGAACCGTGTTTTAAGTGATGCAGAGCTTCTTTCGTTGTCCTTTAATCCCTGGCAGCTTTTTGCCCCGTTGACACGTACATTGTGGGCACCGGCTAGTGCGGGTGTTCCGGACGTTTTGATGGGTCAGATGTGTTTATAGCATGGCCGATTTAATCCGCAGCCCTCTCATAGTCAACCGACGCGTAGCGCCGGAGCTGACGATCCCCTTCGTTGCGGGGAATATTGCTCTTGCGCTACTCACCAGTCCAGCACCGCCCGTAGCTCAAAGCTTTATTCCGCCTATTGCTCGCCCGCAAGTTTACGCAGACACGTCGCAGAGTTCTTTTGCTCTCCAGCGCGCTCCGGTGGCTGTGGGGAGTCCTGTTGTACCTACGACGCAAATAGTTCCTGCTCGTTATCGTATTTTCGCGGACACCTCCCAAAACGCTTTTGCAGCACAACACACTTCAGTTGTTGTTGGCGCGCCTTTTGCTAACACCTTTCTTAGCGCGCCTCCTGCGCGTTGGACTAACGCCGATTCGTCGTGGGGAACCCCGAAGGTCCTCTATTCTGACGCAACGTTTTCGTTTAAGAACGTTCCCCACACTGCGCCAGACCGGGTGCGGCCAGTCTTCGATACCTCAAAGGGCGCATTCCTTACGCTTCAGCCTCTTGCGCCGAAGCCGTTCTTCAATGCACCGATTACGCTATTGGACATGTTCCACGTCACGCCAATAGACACGACACAACAGACGTCACTCGCGCGAGGTATTCCGGCACCTGCGGCCACGATCAGCGTACTTCAACCCTACATCACGGTGTATTTCTGGAAGCGTGTAGCATGAATCTCATTGATTATAAGCCGCTAGAAAACCCTGAGTACGTCGATCAGGTTGTTACCGCGCTGATGGCGGAGAGCCCGGAACTTCACGGCGTCCTGGTCGAGCGGGCGGCGGTTAAAAGGATGCTGGAGCAGAGCCCCTCTCTGAAATGTCTCATTAATGTAGTTGACGAAACTCTCCTCGCGGTCGCGGTTATGCAGGTGGGCCCCCTCTGGTACGCGCCAAAGAGGCGAGGAGCTCGCGACCTTCTTGTTTGGGTTGCGCCTCCTTGGAGAAAGAGTACTCTCGGCATTCGACTTATTGACGCTATTGAGGACTGGGCTGTTCGCGAAAAAGTTGACGATCTTTATCTTTCGCAATCGACGGGGATTGAAGTCGAACGTACTGCAAAATTGTACCAGCGTAAAGGTTACACCCTTTCTGGTTTCATCTCTCACAAAAGGATTAATCATGTGCACAGGATTTGAACCGGCTATTGCAGCAGAATTGTTCGGTGGTGCAGCAGCCGCAACGGAAGCTGTCGGAGCTGGGGCGGCCCTCTTAGGGACGGGAGCTGGTCTTGGTGAAGCTTTCCTGGGGGCAGACGTGCTCGGTGGACTAGGAGCTGCTGGTGGTGAACTGTTCGGCGGCATTGGGGCAGGGGCCTTCGAAGCTGCAGGCCTTGGGTGGGGTAGTGGCGTTGCAGAGACTGGCGTTCTAGATGGTTTGGCTGGCGCCGGATTTGGCGGGTCGGGCTTAGGCGCCGGATTTGCTGGCAACTATGATAGCGGGAATTTCATTAGCAACATACGACAACTTGCTTCTTACGCAAATCCCGCACTCTCAGCTGTTTCAGGCGTAACGGGCCTTAAGCGCGCAGGAGATCTTCAGCAGCAAGCGGTGCAACTAGGGAAAGGTGCCGACCCCTGGGGGACTTCTGGAGGCCGGGCTGTCGCCGACGCACAATTACGCCAACTCCTTGTCAATCCTTCAAGTGTTGCGGCTAGCGATCCTGCGTACAAGCTTCGTATTCAAGGCGCACAGCGAGCGAATGCAGGTTCTGGTCAGGATTCTGGTGCGATGTCAGTAGCGGGGGCGAACGCTAGCACCGATTGGTACAACCAACGAGTTGCGCAATTAGCAGGTATGGCCGGGGCCAGCATCAATCCTGCAAATGGCGCGCAGATTCAACTCGGCGGGACGGAGGCGGCCAACAGCCTAACCAGTAGTTCTCTCGGCTCTCTTGGTTACGCGACGGGGCGGCTTGTTGGGGACGGCGGTTTGCTGCAACCTCAACAGCAACAATTGCTTAATTTCGCACTTACTCAGGCGATGAAATAACATGGCACAAGATTTGTTTGGCGCCCCTCTCGGCTTTATTGCCGCTGCAGAGCAGGCAAATAAGACCGCCATGACGCAAGTGCAGGCGCAGAAAATACTCGGCGAAATCGAGCAGATGCCGGCGGAGACCGAACTAAAGCGTGCGCAGGCGCGACACCACGATGCGCAAGCAGGGAAAATCGCACTTGATGCGAATGGTTCGGCAGTTAACGACGCCTGGTTTGCGGCGGCACAGAAGGCGCTGAGAGTTGTACCTGCGACGCAGGGTCGGGCAGCTGATGCAGGTGACGTTGATTTGTTCCGGCCGCAAAAAGTTGCCGACCCCTTACGGCGAATGTATGACTTCATGGTCGATAACGACGCGCCTGCAAGTGTGTTGCTGCCTCTGGCAAAGCAGGTTTCGGATATCACGCAGAACGAGAGTATTGGAGCCTACCGCGAGGGGCAAGCGAAGAACGAGCAAATGAAAGCTCGCGAGAAGGTTGCTGATCTAGTTGGCTCTTACGCAAAAGCCGCAATGGCGTCACCTGAGGGCTACGCACAAGTCAAGATGCTCACAACGCAGATGGGCAAGCAGTTTCCGCCTGTTATGAAGCAGTATCTAGACTCGCTTCCGCAAGACTGGGAAACGGGGAAAGGTAAACTGCAAGTGCTTATCGACCAGTCTCTCGCGGTAAAGGACAAGATTGCGATTGAGCAGAAAGAGCAGGAACTCGAACTGAAGAAGACGCAGGAAGTTGCGACAACTGCGCGAAATGAAGCAACAGCAAAGCTGGCAGAAGCACGGACAAAGCTGTTGGAAGATCGCGCTGCCGCGATTGAGAAGGAGGGTGGAGAGAAGGCTGCCGCCGCGCTGGAGGCACAGAAGGCTCTTACTGCTCAACGCGCACAGAAGATGAAAGCGGATCAGTTGAAGACGAATCCTTACGCGCCCTTGCCGGGGACTGATCCGGTGCCTGGAAAGGTTTACACCGCGAAGGATGGGCGGCTGGTGCGCGCCGGTGTGAAGCCAGACGGCACCATCGGCTATCAGGTTATGCCTGGCACCAAACCCTGGGAGTAACGTATGACCGAATGGCTTAGCGCAGAGGACGTTACCGGTGGGGGGCTGAAGGCAGCTCCTGTGAAGTCTCCATTGGAGAGGGTTCAGAGCTGGGTGATTCCCGCGAGTGTGCAAGCGGAGCGCGACAAAGGTCGGATGGAGATTCTTCAAGCTGAAGTTGCCGACCCGCGCTACGATGCAGCGACTCGGGCAGGTGTAGCTCGGGAAATTGTTAGGGCGGGTGGTACGCCGGGAGTCGTTGCGAAGCCGAAATCGGCAGTGGAGCCTGCATGGTTGGAACCGGAGGAAGTCACAGGCTTCGTGAAGCCACCGCCGACCCTCGCCAGCTCCCTCAAAGGGTTTGTGAAAGATGGGCAAAGCTGGAAGGATATGGGCGCAGGTGCTGCAGCGTTCGGCGATCTTGTCCTGGGCATGCCCGCCTTTGTGGCACAGGTTGGGGCTACTGGTGTAGCAAATATCTATGAAGC